TTACAACGGCTTCTCAGGCCACTCGATATCAGGGGCTGTTGAGGTATCAATACGATTTAACAATACGCGGTATTTTTTCAACGCTGTTAATTGTGCCATTTCTTCATCTGTTGCTATATCAAGATCAACTGCATCTTGGAGTGGCGCTATCGCATTACTTACATCGGCTAAAAGTAATTGCTTTTGCTGTTCTGCTTCCGCAATTAACTGCTCTTTTGATATAGGTGGATTTAAATGCGCATCGACTTCTTTTGGTGTCATTTTTTTCATTGAATTGACGTTATCGCGGATATCATAAAAAACAGGCAGGACTGCATCATATTCTGCTTTTACGGGCTGATATTTCTCGTTTGCAATATTAAACTCATCAAGTGCTCGTTCAACGTCTATTTTTGCTACTTCAATTTGCTTATTTAATTCAATTGATTGATTTTCTGATAAATCATCAGAAATGGAAGCTATTAATCCATCAAGAATAAACTGAGTTTGTTGTAACTTTTCATCAGCCAAGAGATAGGTCGGCTCAGTTTCTTGAATAAGTAATTCTAGCTCTGTTAGACGTTCCGCTTGCGCTAGCTGTTCGTCATCATAAGCAAAGACGACTTGAGTTGCTTTATCTTTAAAATAATTCATTAACGTAACTCCGCCCAAGTAAGAATATCACCTTCTGTCGCCCTAATTGTGTAATTTGCTCCTGCCGGAACAATTGCACACACAGCGGAATCAGAATTGGAATCCTTATAATAAGTGCTTGCTTTTACCCCACCAATCCAAAGCTCAATTGATGTTAACTTCGTTTGGAGCTTACACGTCGCTGATACAAATATTGGTTTGCTCGTGCTGTTTGTGTATGCAGTATTTAGTGCTCTTTGTTTTGTAACATCTACCCAGCTTTGATTAACACCAATTTCACTTAAGCCCGCTATCCTAGCAACTGGAATAACCCCATTAGTCAATTGTCCTGTTTTGTCAAAACTGAAAGCATAACGTTGTGTTTGCCCATCCCATGCACCAAAAGTCCCTGTGTCACTCACGGCAACTGCATAAAGTTTACTTCTCGTTTGCATACCCGTATGTGCAGCATTGTCATAGAAGCAACTCCCTGATGCTTTTTTATCAAGCTCTGTATTGGTTTCTTGAATTGAATATACAGATAGATTTTTTCTCGCACTTGCAACATCAGTTGCCCCTGTACCACCACTAGAGATAGGAATGAGTCCTTTAGTTAAATGCCCATTTTTATCAAATTCCCATTGTGTTTTACGGTTTCCTTCATCCCACAATGCGACACGGCCATCTTCATAAAGTAAAACCGCATAGTTCTTTTTTTCTGTCTGCATACCAACATAGTTAGTGGCCTTAAAAAAAAGTTCTCCTGAAGCATAATTACCCAAAGGCTGAAGATTTGCATTTTTAATGATTTGTTGAATTGCATCAGCCAGTTGAGTTAACTTACCTTTTTCGGGTTTAACTCCTCCTGCGGTGAGTACATTTAGCAATTCAGCTTGCACCATATTAAACCAATCTTGTCCCGGGTAACTGGCGGCTAAACCCGCGCCACCTTCGGTGAACCAAAGCGGGGTCGCGCTGCTCGCTGGGGCGAGTTTGGGCATCACATTGACACCGCTGGCGTTATCGAGTCCGTACATTTAAACCTCACTCATAAATAAAGATAAATTCAGTTTCAGCAGGGGCATAACGCGCCAATAAGCACTCTAAATCCGCGGCGTCTGCAATACGTAAACGTTGTTGACAGTTATCAAGCACGGTTGCCCACTGTGTTGATATTTCTGTAACGTGTACAAAAACCTGAAACCAGTTAATTGCTGGGTAGAGGGGATAATTACAATCCCGCAAACAATGATGCGGATAGTGCTCAACAATTTTGATGTTATAGCCACGGTCTGCGGCTAGTTGTTCATAAAATTGATTGCACAAGCTACCTGACATCACTAATTTTGATTTTGTCGCTCTGCGGCGCGCTTGAATCGAGGAATCTTTATCAATACTACAATCAGGTAAACCAACAAAATCCTCCCAATCGTCCAGCAACATAAATGCCCGGTCAGCAAAAATTTCATCCAGTAACGTGTCATTTATATCATCCACGCGGGCAAACTCTTCGCCAGTGGCGAGCATCAAACGGCCTAAATCACTGTCAGGCTCTTTTGTCCATGCGCGACCTGTGGGAAGTAGCTGTAAGCCTGAACGCTGAAAATCGCTAGGATTCATCGCCATATAATGTCACCTAAAATAAAGATTTCATTTTCATTGGCTTGAATGTCAGTTGTCGGACTGTAAAGCGTGTTATCCACTTCGCCGGGCGCGTTCGAGATTGCGGCTCGCAGCTCGGATAAATACGCCAATCCGCCCGGGGGCAAACTGTCTAAGTAACTTTTTAGACTCGCCTTAACCGATTGGCGTACTTCTTCCGTGTTAGGTGAAATGCGCAAGTTAAACGCGATCACTTTCGCGGCTGGACTCATAACTATCAGTTCCGCGCCGGTTGTTTTACCTTCAACTTGGTTAGTGATGGGGTTAACGTGCCCTGTGAGATAGTTTTTCACTCGGTCTAAGTCACTTTCACCGGGGAAAATGTTCGGCTCTTCATCCATCACAAACATTACACCAACTGAGCCGTGACCCAGGTAACGCGGAATGCACCACGCACGCGTAACGCCCGGCACTTCAAGCGCCCAACGTTCATAATCAAAGCGACTCCCCCCTGAAGGCGGGTATTGAACACGAAATAGCAGACGTGAGCGTAATGAATCGATGTTTTCCAGCTCTGCACCGCCGCTAATGACTTCACTCACCGCATCGGGCTGCACATTCACAACAGCCGAAACCAAGGCAAAAGGCACACCTGCAACCGTATTGCCAAGACGCCCCTCATTTATCGCGTTAACCGCAATGCTATTGCTGCCTGCGGCTAGATACGTATTCTCTTTTGATTCAAACACTTCACCGTCGGGGCGTTGCCAGCGTGTGCCTGAAGGAATAAAAGCCGATGCCGTGGCCGTGACCGTTAATGCCCCCTCAGCAAAGGTGGCCGCTTTACGCCACACGCCCCAAAACTCGCAATGCTCAAGTAATTTGTCATCATCGGCTAAATGGGGCACGACCTGCCGACTTGTCCACGCTAAATGTTCATGCAAGCCCGCCGCATTACCTGCGTTCGCGTAGGCAATCGCTTGAGCCACACTAAACGCAGTGCGTGCATACGTGCCCGGCAATCGGCTTTCGATGTCGGCCTGATTGCGCGCAATTAATGTGGAGAGTGTCGGTGCTTGATAAGGCATTTAAACCCCGTTTAATCGTGTTTTAAAAGGTAAAGGCAAAACGCTGCCATCAAGGAGCGTTAACGAAACCAACAGTAATAACAGACTGTTTTCAGGGGCGGTGGCGGTGACCTCAACGCCTTTAACATGCTTGTCTTCTGTCAGCCATGCCAGCGCTTCAGTCGCGTAATTTTTAGCACGGTGCAAAACAGAGGAAAGTTGCTTTTCACGGGATAATAACCACAGGCGAGAACCGATGGGGCGCGTGTTAAAACTGTCGCCCCACCAACCGCGTTTATCACTGTTCGCGCCTGTGGGTAATACATCCGAATCTAAGGCGCGTCGGTCAGTGAATAAGGAGATGATCACGGCGGTACACAATGAATCATCCAGCGCAATATCCGCCTGATTAATCACAATATCTGCGTTATCTAACTGCCACTGTAATTTGATATCATTGATTGCATTCATTGAGGTTTGCCCGTATCGTAACCGTCATGCTCTTTATGGGTGTGGTCTTTACCACTCTTACCACCCGATTCATGGTCTTTTGCTTTACTAACCCCCATTATCTCGACGTTGCCCGTAAACTGGGTTTGTGGACAATCAAACACGGTTTCATCTGCCACAATCTCAAGTTTTTTGCATTCAATACGAATAACACCGTCTTTGGTGAGTAGAACTTTATGCCCTTCGAGGTGGTATAAAGCGCTGTCGCCGCTTTCAAGGTTCCCAAGGCGTACACCGCGACTATCTACCGCGATTGCCACTAAGTGCTGACGAACGCCCCCCACCGATAACACAATGGCTTCACTACCCGCAGGTGGCACGCTTGTGTGGCCGTAATTTTGAAATCGCTCCACATCATCGGCGGTTTCATCGGCGAGCATGGAGATTTGCAGGTTTTGCTGCTTCAGGGCGTCATTGACGAAATTCACCACACCACGGGAAACAATTAACCGCAGACGACGTGAAATACTGGCCGTAAATTTATTAAATTGCGCAATCATGGTTTCCACCTGATATCGGAATGTTTCCCTTTCACTTCGGGTTCGGCAGGCTCGGTAAAGCCCTCACGGGGCATGAGTTCTAAACGTGTCGTGGTGCCACCGTCGTTATCAAGCAAGAAATTAACTGAAACAATTAACAGTGATTCATCCACAAAGCCTGCAGCCACAGCTTGTAATTGGGCTATCTCATTGGTTTGCCATAACTGGCCAGACGATTTAAACCAACCTTGAACGGTGACATTGGCTTTTGTGGCGTGTGCCATGGCGCGTTTTTGTTCCCACTGAGCGCGGGCAGTGCCTTTGGCGTTAGTCATGTTGTCATCGGCAATAATGATAGTCGGACGATAGCGCGTGATATCGGGGTCTTTGGTGTCCATATAAACGGCAGTGGATTGGGTAGCGGTTTGAGTTTCGCCCCAACGGCCGCCCGCAGCACTTGCGCCTTTTACACGATACACACTAAAACGCTCTTGCCATGACAGCGTACTGTCGAGGCTTAACACCTTAACGCCTTGGCGCTCACTTTGACCCAAAATCAACGTAGCGACTGATTGTGTGCCCGCACTCGCAAACACCAACTCACCCGCAGCATTGCTGGTCATGAGTACGCCACGATGGCGCGCTGCGCGTGATAAATTATCAAACACTGTTTCGCCCGGCTCAATTTGCCACTGACGAAACGCGCTTGCGGCCGCTGCATCGGTCACTTGCCAGCGAACGGTGACGCCGAACGGTTTACATAAATCCTTAGCGATAGTTTCAAGGGTCACATTACGCCACTGGCCTTTGCCGTGTACGGCGGCACAATCGACTAAATCACCTGTTTTATCGCGACCCGATAACGTAATCGTGCGCTCATCGCTGCTAATGCTCACCTCAACCGAATCGACATAGCCCGTCACAACAGGCTGACCGTTCATCGCTAATTGGCACGCTTGACCGGGTTTAAGCACGAGTGGGGAATCATCGCTTTTGACCGTGATACCCAAGCTAAATTGACCAGACATGTCCTCTAAACTGCGCGTCACATCCAGTTTTTTCCAACCTGAATAAATGGTTTTACCTAATTTGAGTTCAATCGTATTAGCCACCAATCACCTCCACTGATAATGCGCCCGTGACGAACGCGGGGTGACGAATGCCATTGCGACGAATAAAGCGGTCAATCTGTGCCACACTTTGGGTTTCACGATAAAGCGTGACTAACGCGGGTTCAGTATCCATTAATTTTACGGTGCGCGCTGTCGGCAAGCGGGTTGAGGTTGTTTGCATCTGTTGTAAAAACACAATGCGAAAATCACGTAATTGCTCGGAGGTTTTAAACCAGCCCAAATCACCCGTGGTCACAATAAGCTGAGTGAGTGACTCGTCCAGTTCGTGACTGTTTTGCAGTACATCACCCACGGTTTCGATTAAAGGGATCACAACCTGAGATTCATCAATTTGGGATGTGGCGGGTAATAATGGCGTTATCCCCTGAATACTGGGCGCTTGCGTTAATTTAGGCGCGGATTGCTGCTCACGCACGGAAGCCCCTGCCGCATCGAGGGTTAACACCGCTAATTCACGGGTTAAGAAAACATCCGTGGTGGTATTAATGACTCGCTGAAATTCAGCCACCGCGGGCACATTCGAGGTGGATTGCGACTGAAGCGCACTTGACGTTTTACGCAATGCACGGCTGGCCGCATCCGCGGGCGCAACATCGACCATGCCCGAGATTAAATCACTCAACGCGCCAAACAGTTCACCGGGGGCATTGATTAAGTTCTTTAGTGAGCCTTTTAATCCTAACGCTGCCCCTAGCAGTTGATTCATGCCAGAGCCAGCCGGAAGGCTACGAATGCCATTCACAACCGTATTCACAGTATTTTCAATGGCATTCATGCGGTCAATCGCATTATTGATTTTGTCAGTAAACGTGCCGTAAGTGTCGGTAATATCCGCCAGTGTGCTATCGGTTAACGTGTCACTATTGAGCGTAGATTCCGACGCCACGATAGGTGACGTATTTTCTGTGGCTAACACAAACGTCACGGAAAACATCGCCACACCGCCCGTGTAGCAAGATTCGCGCACGGTGTAGGTTTCGATTTGGATTTGTTCTTTGCCGTAGTATGGGTGGTCAATTTCGCCCGACTCGCTGGCTTCTAATGCGTTGATTAACGCGTCTTTTTTGTCGAGGTAATCATCCCCAAACACAATGGCCGTAAACGCGTATTCACGGGTAGACAGCCCCATATCTTCAATTTCGCCATCATCGCGCATGGGGTACTCATGGCGAACAAGGCGGCGGCCACCACTAATTGTGCCATCATCCATAATAAAGAACGGCACACCCCGAAATGACCCTTTGCCCGAACTAACGCGGCTACGCCATGAATTATCGTTAAATAACGACATTGCTTGTTCAAATTCCATTAGTACGTATTCCCCCCGCTGTAGCCCGTATTGACGCGTAAATCGACGTTTTCAGACTGCACAGATTTAGTTCTGACGGTTAAGCCTTCAGACGATTCAACTTTCACAACAATTTTTCCCTCGGCAGGCGGGGCAGCTTCAGGGAGCGCTTGAATGAGTTGACCGACCAAATCCCCGGAAGGTGACGACCAATCACCAAAGCTATTTTTAGTTTGAGTTTCATCGGGTTTATTCATCCAATTGCTAATCGGTGCAGGGATAAAAGAATCTAAATCCGCGTAGGGATAGTCTTCACGCTGTTTATCTCGCATTTTTTGGATGTTGGCTTGGGCTTCTTCAGAGTCTAAAAAAGGCAACATAGAAAATGCAGCAGTTGCACCTTTGAGGGCAACATTGCGCCTTAAATCGTTACCAGCGTTTGAACCTCCATTACCACCACCGCCATTACCGCGGCCTTGCTCTTTCCAGTTTGTGACATAAACGGGGACAACATCACCACTCGCACCACCTAAGCCACCGTCGCCATTTCCACCACTACCACCTGTCGTGCGGAAACCTTGCGCAAAGTTATAGATTTTTTTACCGCCCCGAAATGCATAGCGCGCCGCAACGACAGCGCCAATGGCCATCGCGGCTTTTTCTATACGCTCGGCATATTTATCAAGTTCTTCAGGGGTAAGGTCATTAATCGCATCGGCCAAATCTTGGATAGGTTTGGCGAGTTTAAGCTGAGCAAACCGTTCACCTGCATTAGTCAACGAAACCAAGGCACCATTAAAGGTTTGTACATTTTGAGTGGCTTTTTCATCCATCAAGCCAGACTGAATATTAAGAGGGCTTGACTTTTCTTTAAGGAGATCTTTCTTCTTGGGGTCAGTAAAAGCCATCATTAATTTCAAGGTATCGCCATCGAAGACCTTGCTTAGATTATTTTCTTTGTTGTAAGCAGCAGCATTAATTTCAGTGAGCAAGTCAGTAGGCGATTTGAAGTTACCTTTTTTATCTTTAACGGAAATGCCACCATACATTTTGAGCGCTTTTTGTTTATCTTTATCACGGATGATATCGAAAAAACCTTGGGTGGCTGCCGCAGATTTAGAGGGATCATCAAACTCTTGATTAGCCAAACGCATGATAGCCAGCATTTGCATTTGGTCTTCTTGGCTTTTCCATGCGGAGTTTTTACCCATATCAGGTAACGCGGTGAAATGCTCGGTGATATTGCCCGTGCCAAATTGAGTAGATGTTGCGATACCGTCAAGCCACTTACGCACTTTCTCAGGGGAATTATAGCCAATATTGAACATATCCCCGATTTTAGATCCCGCCGTATTGGCTTCTATACCAATACCTTTAATCGTAAGCGCGATATTATCGAGTTGGCTAATCGCAGCGTCAAAGTCATTGGTTTGATTTAAAAAAGCATTCGTCGCGAGGGTTAAATCACCACTACTTAAACGGCGATGAGCAGCCACTTTTGAAATGGCCGCATCTAGCTCATTCACTTGATCAGCGGTTAAATTGTACTGTGTACCTAACTCCGTCATAACCTGTTGATGGTCAGCCACTTTCTTGCCTGCCATGGCTAAACCGCCACCCGTGACGAACCCGACCAATTTATTATCGAATTTATCAAGGATGCCATTCGCACCATTAACCGTGCTGGTAAACAATTTCATAGAGCGGCTACCATCCGCTCCAAAGCGGCGAATGCTATCGCCGAACTGGCGAGCGCGGCTAGTGACATTACCCACTAAATCAACAATAAATTGTGTCTTATTTTGTGTTGCCATCAGCGCGCCTCGACCCAAGATTTATATAACCGTAATTTTGACAACGGTAACGCCATTGCCCATGGCGCACCGCTTTTTAACTTAATACCGACATACAAAGCAGAGCGCTCAATTGCTCGAACGCACTGCAAACTATCGCCCCTTATCCGCCACCGCCTCGGCGGTAGCAATAGCGGCGCTTTGCTGTACACCGGAATAGCCTGCAATCAACTCCAAATCGTCTTGGTGCAACTTTTTAAGCATGTCAAACGGCAGTGGGCCATTAATTTTACCGATACGAACAATGGTGCGGCGGATAAGTTCATACCCCATTCTTGATGGACTCGATAGCAAGGTTGCGCCTTTTTCCGTCATGACGACACGCTCACTGGCCGCTTCTGCATCAATCAAATCACCTGCGGTCAACTCACGTAATTCAACGTCAAGTTGCAGCTCCATCTCTTCACCTTTGCCGTAGGGCAGACCGTGCGTTAACGTAAATTGCATGATTAAATTTCCTTACATTCGACAGCGTTAAATTGAGCGGCAATTTCACCTTTGCCCGTTAAAGTGCATTGGCCGTCACACCATGCATTCGCAAGCAAAAACTTCTCGCCTGTATCACATTCAAATGAAATCGTGACATCGACGGCGTTTTTAATGGTAAACAAGCTGACCCCATCGCCTTGCGGGATGGTGCAAGAGAGTCCCGCTTCTTTGGGCGCTTCTTGAAAGCCATAGACGCGAGAGCCAACTAACGGTGTGCGGGTTTTGCCACCCGGTGTCAGTGTTGCCCCTTCAAGGGTGGGAAGTTCTTTCCCGTTCATCAAAATGTAAGCAATGCCTGTATACTGGTAAGGGCTAGCCATGAGTCGTTATCCTCACAAAATAAATTGAATAGCGTGCGCATAAATGCGGAATTGATTGACTAAATCAGGGTTGCTGCGCACATTGACGCGATTGCGATCATTTGGGTCACGCTCAACTAACAGCGTTTTCTTGAAGGACTCAAAATCCTCAACCAGCCCCGCAAACTCTTGCTCGGTAAAGAGCGCCAACAGTTCCGCCTTAATCACGGAAGGGGTCACAATGGCTTGCCCCGGACTGACACGAATACCATCATCAGCCAGCTTATGACGCGGAAACTTCTGCGTAATGCGCACACGGGTTGCATAACGTAAATAGGACAACGTGGCGATGGTTTCGACATCAAGGTAGCTTGGGTCAGGGTCACCGAACGAGTTCTCACGGTACATGGTGATAGCGCGTTCAATTTGCACATTACTGCCCGTATCAACCGTAAAGGTTGAAACCCCATCATAAAGCAGTAAGTTACGTTCATTCAGCGCCCAACGGTCACCGAGCGACGGAGGTAAAATGCTAGGCAATTGTAAGGTCTGTAAGGGGCGAGCGGGGTCGATACTCAAAGAACCCACAGCCACCGCAGCAAGCGTGGCAGCCCAAAGATACGGGGGTTGCGGTGCAATTCCAGTAGCCATGGTGGAAAACAAATAATCATTGCGACTCAGGCCAAAGCTGGACGCTTGCGCCAAGGTGCCGCGCTTTGCCATCCAACAAATGCCGTCAATCATTTTGAGCGCGCCCCAACGGTCTTTGAGTTCGTCACGCAAGAGATTGAGATTTAACGTATCGGTGAAGGGATTAACCACATAGTTCCACCACGTATCACCAAAGGCGGTGATCGCATTGGATAAATCAGGGTTACCCGTCGCTTTACCCATTGGGGTAATAATGACGTCAATCCCCGATGGCAGTAATTCACCCGTGTAATAATTAACACGGACATCAATATCATTACCTGTTTCTCCCGACCATTTCGCGGCGAGTTTAACCGTATGCGTATTGATTTTATCGGGTACAGGTGAGCCGTTCGTGTGCAAAGGCTCAACGGTTGCTGTCACAGGCAAGCGGTCATTGCTGTTAATGGCCTCACTAATTTTGGTCGCCATCACCGCCACGCTATCACCCGCACGAACGGTGACGCGTACCGATTGACCTGCAATCATTAAAGCAATTTGACCCGCTTGCGCCACTGACCCCATAGGTTGAATTTCACCAACGGCTTTCACACCGTTACTGTCATCATCGATAGCCAACGCCCAAAGGTCGGCGAACGCATTCGCTTTAATAAAATGGGTTGCCATTTCGGCCAGCATCGAACCACGACCAAAGGCCACCTCTGCGGCACTTTGTGAGGTGATACGAAACGGCTCACCTGCGGTCACTTGACCGTTTTTATTGCGTAGTCCCAGCAATAACGTTTTATGTAAGGTTGGGGGCGTACCCGTCACGGCCGCAGAATTATCAATTTCGATGTACGTGAGGGGGACACGAATATTCGAAGGGATCTCATTAAATGAAATCATGATTTAACTCCTTGAGATTGTTCGTCAACCAACACGACATCACCGTCTTTGAGGCGACGTAACCAAAACGCGTTACGGGGCTTCACTTCGCCTTCTGCCCCTAAGGGTTTATAGGTTTCAGGGTCACGAACCGTCAGCCCTGAAACGGGTTTAATGTGTAAAATGGTCATGGTGCATCCTGTATTGGTAAAGAAATTAAGGCTTCTTGTTCTGGTGTGCCTTTAGGCTCAGTCCATACTTGGTAATGGGTCGCAAAGTCATCAAGGTCACTTATATCAACGGGGTCAGGCAGCGGTTGTGGTGCATCAAAATAGAGGCCGTACACGGCAACACCTGCACTACTTTGGATATCACTCCACAGGTTAGCGACTTGCGTTAATGAGAATGTTCCCGCAGGCTCAATACGGCGGTTATTCAGCCACCCCGTGAGTCGTTCAACAATTTCATAGATACCTATCTGGTTGGTTTGGCGACCATTCAACACTTGAGCACTGATAAAAATGCCCCAGTTTGAAACTGCGGTGCGAGGAATAGCGCCACGTTGGCAGCCTAGCCACGCCACATAAACCGCAGGATGGGTATTAATCATCAGCGCGACCGTGCTATCGCTCCATTGACCCGGATGCGTATCTACACGGCGTAAGGTATTTTTAAATAAGGCTGAAATACCCGCGATTAAGCTATCTGAAATATCCGAGGTGATCGCCATTAGATAAACCCCTTAGATTTATCACGCGCCCAAACACTGCCCGCGCTGGTAATAATGGCAACATCGCCACCCGTAGGCCGTTCTGCTTCGGGGCTTAACCCTAAACTGACATCACCCGCCGAGACCTTTTCAAGCAAGCGGATAACATCCTCTTGGTCTTTGGTCGCTTTATCGGTGGCCTGACCTTCTTCCAATGAAAAACGTGCTAACACACACGCCACCCTGACAAGTACCGTTGGCACGGTTTTTAGCGGCAACGTGGCACGGCCATCGATATAACCGTCAATCGTGGCGGTGGCATCATCGAGGGCGATTTGTAATATGGCATGACGGGCAGACGTCAACTCTTCAAGCGGCAAGCTAAAAGAATTGTCAATCTTGCGGTCAGTTAATAAATGCAAATCATTCTGGCTGTACCGCGCATAAATATCTTTCAGGGTGGCGTAACTCATTTTTTACCGTTACCTTTTTTTGGGGTTTCAGGTTGAGCCGCTTCTGCTTCAGTGGCTGCTGGCGTTTCAACTGGCGCAATGGTTTCAGTCACTGGCGTATCTTCCACGGTTACTGTTGTTGGTATAACCTGATCGCCCAGCCCCCGCGATGTGTCACTATCAATATCTGTCGCGATAACCATAACAGCGAGACGTGGGTCAGCTTCGAGCGCCTTGAGCACCTCAGGGGTAACGGGCGGTAAGTTGTTTTCGCCTTGATGTAAAATAAAACCCGCGCGGCGGTAGCCTTCGTGTGCCGTGTTAACCACGTTAACCCCGACCATTTCCACCATTTCACCTGTCGCCAGCGCATTAGGATCTGCTTTATCAGACATAGCATTTCAACTCCGATTAAGTTGATTTAAACGGGGCTTAAACCCCGTTTAAAAGATTAAAGGTAGTGACCTACAACAACTTCGAGGCTGTCTTTCAGTTCATTACTGACTGTTCCGCCTTTGCTGTCGACAATCAGCTCACGTTCAATCAGTTGCTTAGCCAATTTTTGCATCGTTGGCGGAACAACTAAATGTGTGGGAGCAATGGCTAGCGGACGACCACCATCTGATTTTATGGCACCCATGTTCTGAATAACTGTCCACAGGTTGTCGGCATTCAATTCAGCTTTGGCGGCATAGGCTAACTGCCAAAATGAATAACCCGCCTCACAACGCGTATCGACACCGTAACGAATAAGTTTCTGCATGAAGTTTTCTTCATCATCCACTTTGTCCATGGCGACCAGCTCAGGGGCTTTACGTTGTTGAAAAATGATGGGTTTAACTGCGCGTGAGCAATCGAGAACAAACCATGGCTGACCTGTATAACCTTCTTCAGTCAGAATATTACTGACAATTTCCGCATCACCCGTACCATCTGCATTGGGATAAACTGGATGGTCAGTATCAAAGAAATTCTGTTTGTCGTAACACAATGTTTTGAAGCCGTTAGTCAGTGCACCAAAGCACATCTCATCGGGCTGAACGCCTGCGGCACGCCCCATCTCCGTAAAGAGAGGTGAATAAATACCAATGTTGTCATCGTCGATATCATCGCGATCAACACCCACGGTGCTTTCAAACGGGCGGTTGATTAACTGGTAACCGTGTGACTGCATATCACTGATAACACGTTTACCAATCCATTCACGCATGCCCGGGAATTTACCCAACCAACCGTAAGTATTGGATTTTGTGGTACTCGGGACGGTCATCGCAATTTTTTCAAATTGACTTGGCGCATCTTCCAAACCATTTTGGAAGTCGCCATTCCATCCTGTAAAAAGGGATTTAATGAGTTGAGGGGTAACAATAGCCATTATTTTTTAGCTCCCAGTTTTTTACGTTTTAAGAACTCCGCATCCGTTAAACCCTGTAAACGTGCAGCCTCTTTATCGGATGCCGATAACACTGCAACCCCTTTCGCGGGTTTTACCAATCCTGCTGTTTGGCGACGCGTTACAGCATTAATGGCCGGGCGTTTTTTCAGCATGGCAGACAGCACGGCAACGCCTTGCGTATTTGCAATCGCACGCAACACGGGAATTTCAGCCGCGACAATACGCCCTTCGCGGCGAGCTGCGCGAATTAAGGCATTTGTATCACCACCATTAGATCGCGCACTCAATACTGCCGCTGAGCGAGCTAGCAGGTCATACGCTCTTTTAGGCACCATTTTGGTTAAATCCATGCCACTTAAGGCGGCCTCTTCGAGAATTTGCTCAACTTCGGCAAGTTCCGTACTGCTGCCATCCACGATGTCGGTGATATTTTCTGCGATAGCATCGGTATCTTGCGTGGTATCAATCACATCAAGGGTGTCAACAGCGACTTGCGCGGAAGCAAGCAAGGTATCAATCGCTGCCATGGCTTGCCCTAAAAGCTCATGTAACGTGTCTTCAGTCAGCTCACTTGTGTCTTCTGGCAAGGTAATGCCCAGCTTCTCAAGGAGCTGAAGGAGAGTTTCATTCATAAGAACGTCCTCAGGTTGGGGGGATAAGGTTATTAAAGTATCGAGCCGCGCACTTAGTGCGGCCATCGATTGCATTCCGGTTAAACCGGGGTCATTGGTTAGCGCGCCCATTCGCAAATAAAGCGGATAGCCAGCTTCGTCATAAGGAAATACCGCCGAAAGGTAAGCCCACTCACCATTATCAACTGCGGCTTGTGCAGCAGGCGTTAATGACAAACGCACAAATAAACCCAACCCTTCGCGCCACTGCATATCGTTGCGCGGGTCACGTAGCCATGCTGCCGCTTTGGCTTCGGCGCAGGCGGTCGGGTCTTCGTCTTGTTTCAACGTCACATGGTTATAGTCAAACAACACAGGTTGACCGATAGCCGCCGTGGCCTCGATAAATTGCGCGGCAATGGTGGCATCAATAAACCACTGGTTACCCGGTACATCATCGGGACGACCATCGCGGGCTGCAAAATGCCCCGCAGGTAGCAGTTGATACCAGCCATCTTGGCTGTTTGTTATCGCGGCACTTAAAATGGCAACGCGTTTGTGTGGGGTGTTTTTTCGGGTTTTCATACCGCCATTGTGGCGGAGGAACAAAACAAGGCGGGTTTGTGGTAAATCACACCTTACTGAGAGGGAAAATCAAAAAGCAGGTTAAGAAAGGACACTATACCGCGTTTAAAACCCGTTTAAAAACGCTATCACACGTTTAAACGGGCTGAACATGATATAACGGACGTTAACGTTGTCTTGAGGCTTCCTCGTGCTTCTGGCGAATGATATCCACAATATCAGCCACCCCTTGCGGTGATAACCCCATGTAAGGACGTGCAGGTACAGCCGCAGGGGCGGCGGGCATGGTGGGTAAACCGCCCCATTGATGGAGTGCAGCATAGACTTTATTGGAGCCAATGGCGGCGTGGGTTGCATCATAAGAGGTCGTTAATGACATGGCGAGACCACCTTGTGAGCGTTGCAGCATCAACCCATTGCGACCGCTGTCGTCTAATTTTTCTTGATAACGCGCACTTAACGGTGACCATTTCTTCCCCGAACTTGGGTCAGTTTCGCTAGCAAAAGCATCTTCACTCTCGCTGGCAAGCACCGCAGCAATACCGCGTGTGATGGGGATTGTATCTGTGCCGAGTTGCTGAAGGCGCTTAAAGGCTTGTTGAATGGGCGTAACATCAATCCGGCTTTCTACTCTCATAATCCCCCCTCAATCAATTCATAGCGACCGTTTTGTAATCCCGTTTGTAACGAGGATAACGGCATCATTTCGGCTTGTACGGCTTGACTCAACAAAGCATCCTGACTCGCACCAATCGGTAATCTAACCACGGTACGCCCCACATCACGCCCCGTGGCGCTGACATACAATAATTGCTGTTGCGATTTATCTAAGATAACCGCCACAGGTTGCCCGATTATGCGCGGTAACATTTGATATTCTGTCATTGTTAGCCCTGATTGCAGGGTGGCATTATTGGCCGTCACCACGCGTGGGGCAGCTTGACCTAACCGTTTTTCGACAGCCACCGCCACCGTGTCACTGACAAACCCTAATGATTGGGTGGTTTGCGGGGCGTTCTGTTGTGTCAGTGTTTCACCCGCCCATTGTGCAAACGCGGCTTGACGTGCTGGGGCGTTATTCATCGACTGGATCACTTGTTGGCGTAATGCGCGGTTTTGCATCTCAACGAGTTTTTTCGCCATTGCCACATCTGCGCCCATCGCTGCTTGTCCCACGTTATTTGACCAACCTGCGCCCGTGGTCATCGATTGACCACCACGATTAAACGTGGTGGTTTCAGATTCATACACTTCGCCTGTGCGCTTATCCACGCCAGATTCAACTTGTTGAGTCTGTAACGCACCTGTGCTTGATTCGACGGTTAAGCCCATGCGTTTAACTTGTGCCTCTGTGAGTGCTCGAACGCGGCAACGGCACCCCCAATCATTCGGGGGATAGAGTTTATCCCATATCGGGTCATCATATCGAAAGACCCGACCATGCATGGCGGCATGACTTTTGCGGGTGCGTCCATCAAGAATCGCCACATATTGCCAGTATGGATGCGTTTCGACGCTAGCGAGCTGTTGTTGATAACGACCCGCCTGATACGCTGTCGCAACGTTGGTGCGGTAAATCGTCGACAGCCGCGATGGACTGCCCATTTGCACCATTTCTGCGCCGCCGTCACTGTCCACAATCACTTGTTTTCCCCACCAACCTTGCTCTTGTAAACGAGGTGTGAGGTTCTGTTTAAACTCGTGCTCCGTGATACCTTGACTAATGGCGCGGTCAGTTTCCGCGCGAATGGTTTCTAAAATATCAAGACGTGCCGCTTTTGCCACAGTAAAGGCTTTCGCATGACTGACCGCACTGGCTTCTTGCCAATTCCATGTAATGTCATAGCCTTTTGACCGAAAGTAATCGACCGCTAAGGCAGGCTCAAGTGTGGCAGCATAGCCTAAATCAACGGGCTGTGGCATTGAGACGCCCCCACAATTCAGCGACAAACATCGCACGATGTAACATATCGGTTAATTGGGTATCGTCCATTTCTGTATACAGTTCATCCGCAAGCTGTTTCGCCGCCGCAAAACCCTCGGTTTCAATCGCTTCAATCAACGGCAATAACAGCGGGTCAACCGTCGATTGCCACGCTTGCGGGCTGACCGCATCCGCCATGGTTTGCACTGAGGCGGTTTCAGGCTCTGCGGCGAGTGCCACTTGACGCGGTTCATTGCACTGTTTGGCATTGAGTAGCGCGGTAGAAAAATCGGGCGTAGCGGGTGCGGCGGGGGTCAATACGGCCTCATCCTCACTGGCGATGGGAATTTGCAATTTATCATGCGCCCACTGAGTCGGGATTTTCATCCCCATATTGACCAGTTGTGGCAAGGCCGTTGAATAGACCGTAATGTCTTCCGGCTCGGACAAATCAAACTCAAACTTCGGTTTACGGCGTTGGTTATCGAATGATTGGCAATTGAGCGCATACAGTGGAAACACAATATCACGGGTCAAAGTGGCCGCTAACTGTGTGGCGTCACTATCGCGCACCTCAAAGCGTACCTCATTATGCACGTTACCCAAAGCATTCGTACTGGTCGCACCGTCAGCCTGACTGGTTAACGTCCCGCCTAAAATGGCTTTAGACATGCTCATTTCAGCCCAATTCATCATGGCGAGAAATGGGTCGGCCGTACCGTCGGCGGCATTTTTAAAATCGATGAGCATCGAACGAGGGATAATGCCCCCCGCATTGTGACCAATCGACATCACGGCTCGCATCAAAGTGTCTTTCTCTTTGTCGGTTGCCCCTGCGGGGTATTGCCCAACGCGAATGGGCAAACCGTAGATTTCGAGAAACTCGGCTAAATCCCGCACGGAATAGTTTTTAAAGATAAAAGGCCAAACCAAGGTACGAATAAGCCCTGTACGCGCCAGATAACCCGATTTGGATTTAGCCACATGTTGTACCCAGCCGAACGGTTGTAGCGCTAACCCATCGGCGGAGCCATCGCGCAAGCGTAACTCATTGCGCTCACCTTGAGGCGTTTGGAACCATGCCGGATCACGCCACTCAATTGAGCGCGGAATAATCAAACCTTCAGCTTCTTCCCATTCAATCTCTTGGCAACTAAACCCTTTTAAAATGGCGTCTGTCGCATCAAAGATGCAATCTGTGAGCCACTCAGCATCATCTAAAATTTCAGTGAGTAACTCCGCATCTCGCTTCTCTTCACGGCTCGCATTGCGTGGCGGTGTAATTTTCCAGTCGAGCGCCTGAAGCGAACGGCGACGCTTGCCCAATTCAGACTGTAAATGCGGGTCTTTTTCTTCCATATCCTCGGCAAGTTCACATTGCGCGAGTAATTGGCCGCGTTCGGCATTTTGTAGGATTTCCGCCGCGCGTGCAGGTGTTAGCCCGCTAACGGGATGATCGCCATAGTAGCGATTGAGTTGATGGACGCGCGACTCATCATCTTGGGTTTGGCTGTGAGGCTTAAACCAAAAGCGACGCCCTAGAGCATCCCTCATGCGATTCATACTATTCAAAATTTTCACCAGCACCCCCTATCAAAATTGTGATAATCATCGTCATCATTGGACGCGGCACGTTTATCGGGGAGCGGAGTAAAGTCCATCTCTTGCCCGTCAAGATACGTCGCCCGAGTAAACATCAAATACGCCCCCGCGCTGTCACCGTGGCGTTTTTTACCGTCCGCGCCTTTGCGGCGGTTTTTGTCGATTTTCGGGACACCGCGAATATTTTGCATTTGCCGCTGGTCGGCAATGATGTCTTCATCTTTGGGGATGGAAATATCATTGGATTCATACAGCGCTTTATATTTGGGCGACCACTCACGGTAGAAATTATCGGTAATATGAATGGCGTCTACCATGTCCTCACCGTAGCGGAGCAGTAACGCTTCACCCAAATAGCCACCATTCCCCGTGGCATCAACAGCAATCCCCACTAAACGAGGGAGCGCATCAATCACGGCCAGCGCAATTTGACGCTGTTGGTTATACGGCACATCGTGCAGCTCAACCGTGAGTTTTAGCACCCGACGAGTGTCTTGTTCAACACTGCCCGCACCGATAACGGATAAGTCGCCAGAGCGCGCAAAGTCCTGCCCGTAAGCGTGGCGCGTATCAGGATCAAACTGGTTAATAATGGGATAAACTTCTTCAGCAATAAACGTATTAACCGTGCTTACACGCTCGTCTTCTGTCCATGTCATGTGACCGTTAGGCATACTAAAACGCACCACTAAACAGTTTTCATCGGTTGCGCGGTCAATCAATACGCGCGGGATATAGGCACCAGAGCCTTGTTTCGGCACGCAATAATACTCTTCTAATGCATCATCTTCAGTGGCTGTATCTTTGAGTAAATTGGTTTTCCATTCGTCTTCTTTGTCTTGTGTCCACTCTTGGCGGCGCACCTGACAGATACGACGATACAGCCCATCGTTACACGCATCATCTAAAGTAATCGTATGGATAGAATAGCGTTTACGGCCTGCACGTGAGTCTTTGATTAACTCATTAAACAGATTTTCATTACCATTATGCGTGGAAATGATACGGACTTTTGCCCCCCACATGGTGAGTGCTAGAGCCGCTTTTAACACCTCGGCTAATTGGTCATGGAAAGCCGCTTCATCAATGGTGACATTACCTTGCATCCCCCGCAGGTTTTTGGGGTTACTCGATAAGGCTTGCACTTTAAAGCCGCTACTGAAATAGACAACAAAAGTGAGGATATCTTTGTCCTCATCTTGCAGCACTTCCTCGCCAATTTCGCCCGCTGCCAGCCCATAAGCCTTTGCCCACATCGCCACTGCATCAATAAACTCACGCGCCATTTCTTTATTGGAGCCGATATAGAAATGGTTTGTACCGCCTGCCTCACGCGCGAGCGCGGCAGTGAGCGCGGCGTCAGCCGCTTCCGCCCATGTTAACCCGGTTCGGCGGGACTTTTCCGCAATCTTGAGCGGTGAATCATCCGCAATCCAGCGTTTTTGATACGCGAGTAAGACATCCGTTGGGTTAAATTGCGCGTCATTCGCCGCCCCTAGAATAAACTCGGTGGAGGGATTTAACTTGGAGGCTAACATTAGACTATCCCCAAAATCTGGCGTTTGATATTGGCTGCTGCTTCTTCAGTGAGTCCCGCTTGTTTAACTATTTTCTCGGCTTCTGTCGCCGCTTCCGCCGCAAACGCCGCGCGGATCTCTTTCTCACGTTTGGTACTCATCATCGCCGCTTGTTCGATACGGGATGCAACAAGTGCCAATTGTGCCAAGGCTTTAGGCTCCACCACCGCATCCCCTTCAGACAGGGACATACTGGTTTCAAATGCCAATGATTTGACAAACTCTTGCAGTAACTTACCGACGTCAGAGGTCGGCGCAGAGCCAAGTTTTGATACCCAGACATCGGCAATTTCGCGCCCCTCTCGGATTTTTGCGCCCAAGGTTTCCATGCGGGACGCATAGCGATTTAACCCCGTGCGGGAGATTTTCAGGTCTTCAGGTAAGCCAGACTCATCAATCAACTCATTGACGGCCGCGCGAATATCTTCCTGCGTATGGCGCTTATCCCGCAAGAGTGCGTGCAACTGGTCACGTATCGCCTCGGGAAGCAAATCAATCTTAGAGGGACGCCCACGCGTTTTTTTATCGCTCATAGCTAACTCCGAGGGCGAGGACGTTTCACACCCGGCACGGTGCTACGACCTTCCGCAACGTCTAAACCACGCCCTGTGATAGTGGCAACAAGGCAGCCCGCAATGTCTTTGGTGACACACAAACCTTGCTCTTCTAGCCATGCAATATGCGAGCGAACCACATCACGGCTTACACGATGGCCATACGTATCAAGGCAAGTTTGCAACACGGACTCATTGGCATCACCGCCGCATTCTTCCAATGATCGCAATAACACTAACCGTTGGTCTTCTTTTAAAATTTCACGCATTGACATTATTTTTTCTCTTTCAGTTCGTTTTGTAATAACAAGTCACTGAGATGACGTAACTGGCGCAGTTCAGGTGAAACCGCTTTGAGGTCACCTGATAGGCTGGCTATTTCCAGTTGTAAATTATGCAGTTCTTGGCGATTGGGTAATGTCGAAAGCGACGTTTCAAGCTGGTTTAATTGCATTTTCATCACCTCAACGTCATCACGTTTTGCATAAGTTTTACTGAGCAATAACAACACGAGACTGGCAACGCTAGTGACGACAGCCCAAATAATTGACCAATGTTCTCTAAGTGCGTCTAGCATGCTTCGTCCCGTTTTCAACAAGGTTCTGACACAGTACGCATCGCTCAAAATACGGGTTAATCGCTAACCGGGCGGGGGCAATTTCTTGACCACAATCGCAACACGTACCTGTTCCTTCCTGTGCGGTTTGCTGTTTGAAGTGTTGCGCTAAATCTTGCTCACGCTGCCACTGTTCAAGCTCACAGGCTCTATCTATCACCTTCATGGTTCGTCCTGAGTGTTTCGGTGACCCACTTCTGTAACCCCATCAACTTGACTTCGAGGCTTAGGCTCCACTGGCCGTAATCGCTCGCGTGCTTGAGTAGGGCTTCCGGCTTGCCCGATTGCGGGGGCAGCGGTTTTTGTGGGAGTTGTAATAAGTCGCTCGGGGGCTGTGGGCACGCGGAAATTACCACCGGAGTCACTGCCGTAGCCGAAGGCGGAGAGGTAGAGCCGCAGCCCATTAGCCCCAAGGCCAGTGTAATGATCGCCATCTTGCGCCAGTGCATCAGGAATTTGCTGCTCAATCCGACTGGCCGCCATGGTGATCTTTTTAAGTTCGTCATAGACTTGATTGGAGATTTCCACATTTTTTTTCAATTGTTCCTGTTGCTGCTTCACCAACTGCTTGAGGGCTTGTGCATTATCCTCGGCGGTGGCTTGCTGGGCTTGGGCAAACTCTAGCTGCATGACTTGGCGGGCTTTGATTTCATCGTCAACTTTGGATTGCATGATATTGGTTGCCATCAATGCGCTGAGGCCACCAACGATGACGCTACTTGCTACCGCGGTAATGGCATAACGAATGAGTGTGGTATTCATTGGCCTAACTCCTTATCACGCTTAATTGCGGCTTGTTTTGAGGCTTGGTTTTGTGCCACCCATGCAGTGAGATACCCGATATAAAGCCACTCACAATCAATCATTCGCCCCGATAACGTCACCCAGACGAGCACAAACGTGCTGGCGATAAATGCCCCAAATAATGTGGTATCTGACGTTGATAAACGTCCCGTGGCTGGGTTGGTGATCAACTGTTTAAGTAAAGCGAACATGCGTGACCTCGACTTTTGCCAAGCGGATATCTTGAGCTGTGACCGATAACCAGCCTTGACGGAAAAACGATTGATAGGTCTGATTGTGGCTATAGAGTGGAACAGCGGTAATGTCGTCACCTGCAAGGCCACGCGCTAAGCATTGCTCACGACCTGCTTGATACGTTTGGTAATAGCGCGGGTTACGTAGCGCAGGATTAAGTTTTAGTAACAGCGTGTCAGCGATTGCAAGCGGTAACATGATTCACCTCGACTTAGCGCGGAATTTCGACGTGCGGATAATCAATAAAACGCGTCTTAATCGGTAATGACGGGTCATGCGTCCAGTTCTTACCAAAACGCAATGGGATGCCCAATTCATCACCCGCCTGTTTAATGGCAAGTAGCACAGGTTCAAAAAGCTCTGGATGTTCATCCCAAACCATGCCGGGCTTCATGGCTGACGGCAAAATATCAACGGCATGACCTGTTAAGTGGCGACTATTAGACGTCTGTGACGCGCCATTATTGACATATTCAGCCTGCTTAGCTTGGGAACGGAGACCCTCAATGACGGCAAAATCGGCAGAGGTAAGCTCAAGCGCGCGGGTAATCACTTTCACTAAGCGTGGATCAACACCGACAAGGTTGCTTTTACTGCGCTGGGAAAAGACAAATGGCTTTTTCATAAATGCCCCTGAATAAGATTAAACAATGGCTTATATTCAGGGTTTTTATGTGAATGGTGGGTTTGTGGGGAATCAAACAAAAAACCCGCCAATTCGGCGGGTCAGAGTATTAAAATAAATCAGGTTGATAGCGTTTTCGGTGCAGTGCCATCTGTTGCCGCAGTATGGCATAAACGGTGGAATTAGTCAGACCAAATTTTTTTGCCAGTCCGTCGATATCCCCGCGAGACTCTAAACTCCATTCGATAAACAATTGGTTATCGCGTAGAGCTGCCTTTAGCGTATCACCAATAGGCAGGTAAACCGCTCGTCCGCCATAGTAATGAGATAACGCGCCAACTAGCTTACTGGCGACTAATCGTGCCTTGGGTTCATCGTAACCTTGCCGAATAAGCTCAGTATGAAACAAATCCACGATATCAGCTAACAACTGAGGCCAGCGTGACTGGAGTTCACTAACAGGGATATTATCCAGTTGGTCTAACAAATTACCTAATTCTTGATGGTCTTGGTCAAAAAGTTCTAGGTTCATAAGTTATCCTATTAAATGGTAGTCGGTTCTATAACACATGACAGTTCATTTGATTTCTTAGTCGCGCTTATTTTCCAGCCATCAATTGTCACGTCTTGTGATTCTGAGAAATCATCCCACCCTTTATCTTTCCAAAAATGCTTTAAAGCCTTAGTGTTTTCTGTGGCATTTTCATCCCAAGATGCCGCATCAGGAATAACTACCGCTGAAACAGATTCACATACAGTAGAAAACATATCAGTTATTGGCTTAGGGAAAGAAGAATAAGTAGCTACTCGATCCCCTGTTATAGTTACCCTGATTTTTTCATTTTGTTTGCTAGTGAAATCAACTATCCATGTGTCATTTTTCTTATACCAATCAGTAACTTTTACTTCATACTGCGCATGTATTCTCATCATATCCATTACTACGTCTTTGGTATTTGCCATTGAAAACAAAGGAAAAAATAGTAATGCCAATATAGTTTTTTTCATATCAAGTTTCCTTACCTCGACTTTTTAACCATTCAAGACCGCCCGGTAGTGTAGCTAAATCAACACCATAATTCTGCATTTGTTTAAAGTAAGCCTCTTGGCTATCAGAGCCAGACGTTTGTTTTTTCTCACGCTCTTTAACATTGCTACTTTGTGCAAATAGCTGTTGTGAAGAACTATAAACCGTCTTGAGATAATTGTGATTTGATAATGGTTTAGTATCACCTTGCGCACGTTTTTCACGAATACGTTCGACCGTTTCACTCAGTGCATGGGCTAATACTCGATTCGAGGGGTAAAGTTCGAGCACTTCTTCAACCAGTTTTAGGGCACGGCTATTTGACAGGTTATTTTTTTCCCGACGAAATAAGCCGATATAGTTAACCAAATGTCGAGCACAACCATGAGATAACTTACTGATTTTATCCATTAAGAGGCGGCTAGATTCATCTTCCAGTATGGCGTCTAAATGAAAGTCAGAGTGACAAATTGGGCAGCGGCCAATTTTCATTGTACACCTCCGAATGCATCACAGACGGCATCATACCCACGGCGTTCTGGTAATTGCCTCCCCATATCACGGAATACATCAAGCATCATGCGAAGATGCCATTGCTTCAGTGATTCCAGCACACGATAAGCTAACTCCCCATCAAGCCAACCTAACTCATTAACGCCAATGCCATTATTTAATCGGGCAGTTTGACGTTGTACGAATTTATTGAGTGCCTCTTCAGAGCTATCAACGATAAATCCCTGTTGGTGCATCGTGATCCAAATGGCTCTAATTTTACCAATTTCAGCGGCTTTATCCTGACCATTTAAACGGGGTTTAACTCGCTGTTTATGCTTTTTAAAGCTGCGTTTAAATCCACGCTCAACAAAAGCGTCATACGCTAACTGAAGTTCACCATGGCGCATCTTGCGACAGGAGTCTTTACCCGTTGCTGTCACTAACATTGCACGGTAGGTTTCATCGTCCAGCTTCAATTTTGATTTTGCAATGTGGATAAGGCGTACCAGTTGGTCACTAGTCATGTTTGACTCCTTTTTGATAAAAAGCACATGTCGGCAGACAACCACCCCGTAGTTTGTCATTGCAGCTATCGCAGTAATTTTTTTCAATAAAGGCAGCACATACTAGATTTGCAGCTTCAACAATTGCCCCTAATTGAGTTTGGTTAATTTTAATGCCTGAATATTGATTACTTATTTCAAGAGAGATAGCACTAACTAAACCTATTTGTTTAATATGAATTGCCATCGGAAATACCTCGTTATCTGAATTTAGGCGTAAGCGCGTCCTGACGGGTTTACGCCATTAATTAAAAAAGTGTTTAGTTTTAGTGAGTTAAATTATTTTTAAATAATATTTAATACTTGCTATATAAATACATACCTTATGGTTAGTCTTTATTTTCCTCCCAACCCGTTATTTCTATGTCTTCACTATTAATAAACCATGGCTCAATTTCATCAATCCGAATTCCCATATCATCTAATGAAGGATAGCCTTCAATCCCTTTGTCTTTAGACCAATCGAATTGTTCAGTAAGCCACCTCTCATCTTTGAAGTTATTAAATGCCATCTGCTGGAAGCACTCGGCACAGAACATTGCAAAGCCAGCCTTTTCATGACTACCGTGTGTCTCAGCTCTATAATCAGCGTAAGAATAAAATTTATTAATTTCTTCACATTGAGTTTTAAATTTACCTTCGTCGATAACCGTGATAACCATTTCTAAATCTAATTTCCAAGAGCCTGAATTAATCTTGATTTGCCTAGCCATAGTTAAACCCCTGTAATATTGAGTGAAATTTGAATGTAATTATTGTTATCGCCTTTACGCTCATAAATACGAATATAACGGCAACTATCGACGGTATGGATTGATTCACTAATCGCTTCCATTGCCTTAAGCCATTTATCATCGGTAATATCCAAACGACGTAGGCTTAAAATTTCTTTGATGCGGATTTTACCTTCTTTATCCACCTGAAAAGCATCATTGATAATGGCTGAAATATTGGGATTCGCACCTTCAGACCACGACAAAATACATTCATCAACCAGTGTTTTAGCAGTGTGCAAACGTTCATCAAAGGCCATGCGGTCTTGAATAGCGACCTGAATATAATGCTCACCATCAAATGCATAGAGTTTGATGTTGCCTTTTCCTCCTCCAATAACCGCGTCGTATTGCTCGGCCGATAATTCACGAAACGCATCAATCGTACGGAACGCAAAAGCTTTAAAATTTTTCAGCGCCTGATTTAACTCTCTTGCTGGCGTGACAATATCGCCCACTAAAGCATCGCGTAGACGGTCGATAGGTTTGATTTTAATGATAGGCACATTATGGCCTTTGGCATTAACCCAGAAGCCTTCTGGAGCCTCATGTTGGGTAAATTGTTTATCATTCTCTAACATGTTGTTTGTCCTTTATCATCAGAGTTAATTTTAAGAACTTTTCCATTAATACCCTTAACCAATAATTTAGCAGCTTCCATTTCGTTCTTAGTCATTGCAGCAACACGATCACCTGTGACTGTGTACTCAAAAGAGCCTTTACTTTTTTCCGTAATAACAATTGTAATTTTTGCAGGCACAAAAGCCCCCTTAGTGGATAGATTCAGACCAGTAAACGCGGCAACCTAAAGTATCAAATACGCCTTGTTTACCTTTGTTTTGATTAAAATATTGATAAGTTGCCTTACCGTCGCGAATAAGCGCATCACAGTAGCTGTGGCGGGCAATACGAATACTAGGCTTACCTTGATGAGTCATCACGCTTAACACCGTGACGCCTTGCTGCTCTAACTGCTGAACAACTGAGCCAGCTCGCATTAAATCAGACATAACAGATTGATTTTCTGTATTAATAGAAATATTCATTAAACATTCTCCTCAATACCTTCTAAATCTTTGACTGCTTTACGAATATGTTTTTCGTTCAACACTTCATTAGCCCCTGCGGCAAACATCGACGCTAAACGTAGGGTGTGAGATATCACACGCAACGCACCGGGCTTTTTAGCCAGTTCAAACACTAATGCACGTTCGGGCTGTCCGAGATGCCATGCGGCCGCAATCGCTTTTACATCTTCTGTTTTAGGTTTCAAGATAGAGACTTTTTTAGCAATACGACTAAATAAACGGGCAAAATCCATATCACGCGAGTTGCCGCCTGTGAGCTTTGAATACACTTGATGGTTACCCACCAGAGTTAAACCAATGCCCGTATCTTCTTGTAAAATACGTAACTCTTCCAAAACGGGATAACCTAAATGGTCTGCTTCATCAATAATCAGCAAGCCATTTGTCCCGCGTAATTTACGACGAACAGCACGCCCCAACTGACCCGCACGGCGCGGGGCATCACCAATGCCCAACTCTAACGCTAATTCATATAAGCATTCACTCAAGCTAGCGCGAGAGGGTGAAATAGTAATTAACCAGACATTAGGGCGTTTCTGTACAAAGTGTTGTAATGACTTGGTTTTTCCCACACCAGGAACACCGTAAATGACGGTAATACATTGCGCTAATTGCGCATATTGCAACGCACTATCAATCTGTCTTGAGGTTTTGGTTTCAATAAAATCCGGTGCTTGTGGCATTTCGTTTGCACGACGAGTACGGTTTTCTAACCAGAGGTTTAACTTGGTATTGACATCATCGTTATCGCCTTTGTACTTTTCATTCATAAAATGAGACACCGCGGTACTCGATAAGCCCGCTTCCCGCGATATGGCGGTATAAGTCATGCCATCGTTATCAACAATAGAGCGCAGAGCGGCACGCGTGTCGTCGTGGCTCATTTGTGATTGGGTTAATTCAATAATGTTAGTCATATATTCTCCTAGATCGTGTTCTTGGTGCTTTGCGCGTAAAATTGTGAGACGGCATTCTCAAAATCTTCGTCATAGTCTCTATCACTTTCAGGCTCAACTAAGACTTGCTCACGGCGAACGGTATTGCCTGTTGGCCGGAATATTTCAACTACATGTGTTTCAGGCGGTTCCGGTGGTGCGATATCGGGCATCATTTCCGCGACTTCTAATGCGGTCATGCGTTTTTTCGCCTTAGCCGCTTCTTTATTACGTTTAACAAACTGCATACGATTACGATGATGCTCACGCGCCGCTTGTGTATCACCAAAGCCTGATTTTTCAATACATTCCGCTTTACAGATAAAACGACCGTCTAAGGTGTAACACAGCACTGAATCATGTAAGGCTTGCGGGTCAAAGCGAATGACAACCTTGCCTTTAACACCCATCAGTAATTCACTGTAATAGCGGTTCTTACGTGATTTGATCCTTCCGCCTGCCTCTAATGTAAATGCGCCATTTTTCACCATGGTTGATTCAGCGGTCAGTAAGAGTAAATTGCGCTGCTCTGCTGTCGCTTTACGGATGGCGCTTTCTTGGTAGCTTTGCTCAAAGGCTTCATCAAAAGACAATTGCTTTTGACAGGCTTCCGTATCGCGTTTAGGCAAGCGATTCCAGAAAGCGATCCCTTCTGCTAAGGCTTTTAAAAACACATCGGCTTCGACAACCCGTTCACCATAATTATCAGGCTTAGAACTCGTATTCGCCCCTGTATAAGCTCCCGCAAGTAGTGGATGTTTATCAACAACTTCACCCAAGCCACCATGAGAAAACGCACGCTCAATAGGTTTTGCTTGCCCGTGACCTTGACCAAATTGGACGGTTGTCCAATGCAACTCAATCCCGAGTAAAGGAATGATCCCTTTCGGGTCATCTTCTTTCACTTTGAATCGGTAACGGTTAGGAACGCCGCCCGTCATCCATTTGTTGGCTGCTGCACGCGTGTTATCGATAGTGACATGTTTAGGAATGCCGTATTGTTCAATAACATCAGCAAGCGCTAAACGTATGCTGTCACTGTTTTCTGAAACATCAGTGCGCCAAGCTAAAATTTTACGAGTCCGAATGTCCTGCCAAACCCACGTTTTAGGGCGGATGATTTCGCCATTGAACCAACGTACAAAAACGTTATGTTGATAGCCGTCCCCGTTAATCCACTCCATTGCATCTAAGTCAAGGACAGTACGCTCTTGAGCTGGGTATAACGTCATTAAGGCGTGTTCACCTTGGCGCAGTAATACAATTTGCTCTTGCGGTACTTCACGCTCTAACTTACGGCGTAATGATGAAAGGCTAGGAATAACCCAATCATGTGCATTGGCCGCTTCGACAAGTCGAGCATAGCAAGTGCGTAAAGCAGGTTGCTCTAGACGTAAATAATCCGCTAAGAAAAAATCCCATGCTTCAGAACTACATTCAGCTTCTTTTTTACGACGAGCAGAAACACTATTACCATGCTGACTCACAAGCGCTGCCAGCCAATCAGAACGGTCAAATGATTTAACTTGATAGTACCAACGGCGCACAGAAGCTGAAGCAACAGATAACGCCTCGGCAACAGAATCAAATGCGGTCAATACATCGATACCACTATCTAATAATCCAGCGGCAGCAATGACTGCTTCACAACGTTCGCGTGCTTTTTCACGCTGTTTCTCACTGGCGTTATTCCAGTTTTGCCAAAGTAGTTCACGAGCATAATTACCACTTTCGCGCTTTTTGATTTCGATTGGTGTACCCGCAACCTCAATAACACCTTGTTTTTTCATCACCGCAGCCCGAGCCACAGGGGGGAGGCAGCTAATATGAAATTCGAAAGCCTTTGAACCTTCACGCTTCCTGACCATATTCTCAGGTGCATGTTTTTTTAGACGATTAGAAATGTTAAAGGGGGCTGTAGGTAAATTCGGTAGCCCGATACATTCCTGTGCTGTAACCCAAATATCCATGTCCCGTCCTTGAGTATTTATTGTTCAGTGTAACGACTAGGCCAAATAACTGATGGCTCAACGCCAATAGCACTAGCAATAATTTTCTCACCTTTAGGCCATGGCCTAACTAATGCATTACGCAATGTATCAGCCGCTAAGCCTGCCGCTGTCGATAAGGTGCGTAGATTTGTACCGCGTTTTTCTAATGCCGCGCGAATATCTGCGCGGTGCCAGTCTTGCGTGTTTAATGACAT